ATCTAAAATCCCTTCAACTTTAATCAGACATTCTTTAAGTGGTTGAGGACCAGGTGCTTTACCACCTGATGTAATTAATCTTGCACCCTTTGGTCTGATGTCGCTGAAATCAAATTCAATGTGTGAACCTCCGAAGAAGTATGATTTAACTAACACCTTAACAGCATCAGCCCAACCTTCAATTGAGTCGGCAACTAACCATCTTCTACCTCTTTCTCTATTTGGTTTTCTAATTTCAGGTAGTGCATCTACGTGATGTTTCTGAACCGAGTAACCAACACCTGTTCCACCTAATAATAGGAACATGATTTCTGAGAACACTCTCCAATCATCAATTGGTGCAAACGCACAGTTGTAGATACGGTTTGGAGAAATTTCAATTGGTTTACCCGCGAACTGCATTGACCTCATTGAAGGTAATACTTGCTTTTTGTAAACGTACTGATAATTCTCTCTGATTTCTTTTTCTAATTTAGGATACATTTTAATATGCATCTCCATGTTTCTTGTGACTAACTCTTGCCACGTTTCTCTTCTCTTCAATTCTGGCATATACTTAGCGTATTTCATATACACTGTAATGTCCGATAAAATCCTGTTCGAAATGTCCATTTTTTTAAATTTTTGTGTGCTACTTTTTTATCAAAAAATCCCCGATTTTTATGATAAATATGCGGTCGTGTGTTATGCGACCACAAATTTAATTAAAAAAAAATAAGTTTTTTTGAGAAAAAGTAGATATTTAATTAAGTCTAATTTTGAGTTTGTTCTCTTTGTTTTCTCTTGTCGAGGAGCTCCTTAACTCTATCTCTTTTTCTTTCTTCTTGTTGTTCTTCAAAACCAAGGAAGGTAACAGAAGATTCTGTATCGATTTCCAGAAGTTCGTTATTGAACTTACAGTTTTCGAATACAACACCGTCTTTTCCTAAACGGGATTTAGTGATTGCAATTGTTGCAAGATTCATTTCCTTTTGTTGTAATGTCTTAGCAACTGTTATGATTACGTGACCCACTTGAGCTTTCTTGATAGAACCACCCATTTGGTCCGTTGTTACAACTTCCGAAGAAATTGAACTTCTATTTCCTTGGGTTGCTGTCCAACCAGCAATATCCAATTCATGGCACATAGCTTCAAATGCTCTCATAACAGACCCCTCAGCTTTCCACTCGTCCTTAGCTGTTGATTCGGGTAACACACAATCAATATAATCCAAAAGAATCATATCAATCTTTGTACCGTCAGCAATCATCTTTCTAACTTGGTTTTTGATTTGATTCATGGTCATAGTATCTGATGCCAGTTTCTTGAGAACCAATCTGTTCTGCATCGTTTCTTTAATCTCGGTAATTTTTTCCATTACTTTATCCTTATGGAATACCAAGTTATCTGGTTCAATACCTGTCCAAATAGTGAAGTGTTTTCTTTGTACGATTTTAGGGTTGTCTTCGAAAAATATCTGAAGAACATTATACCCCATGTTAAATGCTGTGTTAGCTATCTTGGTAAGAACAGTTGTTTTACCAACACCTGTGGGTGCTAAGATTACACCAATCTCACCCTTAGCCAATCCACCTTTGAGAAGTTTGTCGATACCCGCAATTCCCATAGGAATCGGATGTCTGTAGTCTTCTTCTAACACCGTATCCAAATCTGCGAAAACATCTGATTGCCCTTTTTCAACTTCACCGACTTGAAGTGCCTCTCTAACAAGACCTTCAACTTTATCGTACGACTCAAAATCACCTTCTGTGATAATCTTTTGAGCCTTGTTCATAGCTTTCTGTAACTCTTGTTGTTTACAGAATTTCAAAGCCTTTTCTTGAACAAATTGTGTCCCTTCAAACGGAGCTTCTTTAATTTGTTTTAGAGTATCCAAAACAATTTTAGCAACAAGTTCCTGTGAAACTTCAGATTTAATAATCTGTTCCAAAGTCTCAAAGTTCGGAGTTGATTCATACTTCACATAGTATTCTTTAATCATCTGAATGATGATTTTAAAATACTTGTTATCGAAGTAGGAACTTTCCAAAACATCAATGATTGATGAGGAAAAATCTTTGTCTACAACAATCTGATTGATTAATTGAATTTGAAATGTATTACCTAAGTAGTCGAAATTCTTGTTCATATTTTAGCTCTATAACCCCCTTGTATTATTTTAAATATTTGTTAAGCGAGGTCAAGTTCCAAATATTTGTAAGTTAATTTTCTGCTTGAAAAGATGTCTGTAAGCTCTCTTAAAACCTCTTTAAGGAATGGTCTTACATCAACTGTGTAACGCACTTTCGGTGGATAAAGTTTGCCATCGAACTGTCTGTGGTTAAGAATTTGGTCCCCAACTTTAACGTAGATGTTGAAGTTTTCAGGACCTTCTGTAAATGAAGTTTCCATAATCGTGGGGTCGTGATTAATAGCTTCTTGATTGTCCATCATGTAAATGACGGTTTTCATTTTCAAGTAATAGTGAAGTTCTTCACTTAAAGCTTTGATGAAATAATGTAACTCCATAGAATTTTTTGCTTTGGGTACATACCCTCTGACGTTGAAAAATCTTTGAACAACGATGTTGTCGTTAAGAGTTAATAAAAACTCCATTTTCGTGCTTTCTTGCTCTTTCATAATTTGTGTTTTGTTTTATTTGAATAAATCGTTTGTGTTTGTTCCTGCACCAATTTCATCATCTCTATAAAAAATGACTGTATGTTTCTTATCTTCTTTGGGTGGTTCATCTATAAAGTAATAAAGTGCCAAAGAATATCTATCAATATGGTTAGGTGTATTCAAAGGTATTGGATGTCCGTGGGGAGCGTCTTCGATATCGAATATTACCGCTCTATTAAAAATAGGTTCCACCTCTACAAATTTTTGAGGGGGATTGACCGTCCAAAATTCTAGATTTCCTTCCCACTCCTTTTGCCAATATTCGTTCAGATAAATTAATAAATTCAAGATTCTTTTTTTACCTGAATGTGGGTGTTCATTGTAATCAACATGGACGGAAAGTTTACCATTTTTTTTGATTCTATGGATACCACCACCTGTGAGGGTAGGGTCTCTGAAAAGTTTTGGATGACCTGTTAGCTCCTCCAAAAATTTTATAAAGTCAGGAGAGTTTAAGTAATCCATAACAAAACTTGTTATTGGTAGTTTTGCTTTGAAATCATTCATATCCGTCTTTTCTTGAGGATAATATAATTTGTTGTGTTCGAATTCTTTCGTAAACTCTACAGTATCCGTATACCATTCATCGTGATTTAAAATTTCTTCTTTGGTTCTTCTAAGAAGATATTCAGGTAAAAAATTATCAATAACAATGTACGGGAAAGGGTAATTTGTTTTATAAAGAGCCTTCAATTTAGAGGCTAAACTTAAGTCAATCATAATTTTCTTTTTTCTTTTCTAGTCAATTTCATAAATGGCTTTAGGAAATTAACCCAAGCCTCATCGTTTTTTGGTAAGTATTTGAAGAGACCGTCCTCCATCATAAGTCTCATCAAATTTTTGTATCCTCTGTCTGTGGGGTCAATTGTATCGGTATGAATCTGTTCAACTAATTGTTTCCCTTCATTTGTAATAAGAGGACTAGTTAGGTCAACAATTTTGGAATTTGTTTCATAAAACTCCTCTCCAAGTATACCATTTTTGGTACGTCCAGTCAAAATATTTTGGATTGCTTTTGGAGGTTTTTTTGAAAAGTTTTTGTGGGCATAATCCAACAATTCCTCAATTGTACAAAGTTTTTCGGTTATAACAGGAAAAAGTTTAACCAAAGTCTTTTCACCCAAACCCTCGATACCGTCAATATTATCAGACTTATCACCTGTGAAAACCTTTGTTAAGGTTACATTGTAGTGGGGTATGTCCACTTTATTGATTGTTATTTTACTCCCGTTTTTGTAATAAGTCTTACTAACGGGAGAGAATATCGTAACCTTTTCGGAAATTAGTTGGGTGAGGTCTTTGTCCCCTGAGAAGATAATGATTTGTTCGTTTGTTGCGACTTGGCAATAGTAAGCAATTAGGTCATCAGCTTCGTTGTTGACCATCTCTACTTGTCGAACGAAGACTTCTTCCAAATACATCTTAACTCTTGCCTTTTGTTGCAAGTAAGATTCATATTTGTACTCGTTCATGTCTTGACGACGGTTGCCCTTGTACTGTGGGTAAATTGATTTGCGTATTGAAGAGTTGGAATCACCATCCCAAAATACAACCACCTTATCGTGATTGTGCTCCTCTAAAAATCGTCTGAGTGTATTAATGAAGTGATATACTCCACCGATGTGTGAACCGTCACTGAACAGGTCTTTAACCCCGTGAAATCCAATTTTGAATAGGTTATCCCCATCCACCAACAATGTCTTCGTCACATAGTTTCTTTAAGGGTGAACAATCAATCTTCTTTTTCTTCTGTAAGTGTAAAATCACCTTCAGCTCCGATTATATCTTTCCAATAATCGGCATATTCTTTCTTATACTTTTCTATCGAAGCTTTTTCTTCAGTAGAATCTTTTCCTGCCAAGAACCCGTGAGGTGTAACAATAATCTTTCCATCATCAAACCCAAGTCCATTGATGTGGTTTTTCATAACAGATACCTTACTTCTAACTGCGAACTTAACAGAACGCTTATCTTTGGTTGCGGTAATCTTTGTTGTACCAGCACCTTTTTGGTTTCCAAATAAAAATACCAATGATGAGTTTAACCATACTGATTCACCACCTTTAGCTTTAATCTTTGGCTGTCCAAATGGATTATCAGGAAGTTCAACCCAAGGTTGGTTGATAATGATAAGTGTATTTTCGTACTCGTTATCTGATTTTCTTGAACCTGAAATTCTTTGGTTGATGCCCATACCAATCTTATCTGATAGGACAGACGCGTTGTGTTGTTTACCACCTTTACCTTCAAAGGTCATCTTACATGGTACAGAACCAACTGAATCCCAAATAAAACAAAGACTATAGTTCAACTCGCCCTTTTCTTGTGCATCCAAAAGTTCGTTGATGTAGTCTGTGATTTGTTCTATATAACTGAAATTGTTATTGAATAGGAAAAATCCATCCCAATCCATCTCACCCGTTTCTTTATCTACAACCTCTTCACATTGGAATCCCATTAGTTTTGCATGGATAAAACTCCATTTCTGTTCTGTAATAATAAACACAGGTAGAATTTCTTTTTTCTGAGCGTCCGCAGCAGCTTTAATTGCAGCAGTTGTCTTACCTGTATCAGAGTGTCCAAGGAACATATTGATATGTCCAATGGCAGGACCAGGAAGACCTACCGCATCCAAGAAGTCAGGACCCAAATCCAAAAACCTCTGTGGTTTATATTTTGCAGAAGTAGAATACTTCTTTTTTAAATTAGTAAAATCGTTCTTTTTGATTGCCATATAAATAAATTAAGGGCGGCTATTAACCGCCCTTTGTTTGTTATTAATTAGAATGGTAAATCACCATCAACGTCAGCGTCTGCTTGAGGGTCAACCATTTTCGCGGGAGATGATTTTTTACTTCCACCATATGATTCTTCCGATACAGTAGAGTCACCGTAAACATATCCACCTTTGTCGTTATCCCACTTTGGTGTTTCACCTCTTGCAATCGCTTCAAGGTATTCTACGGGTTTTTTACTGTAAACATCCAACCAAGTCAACTCATCGTTAACCCACTCTTTAGCTTGGTCTTTTTCTACAGACACAGGAGCTGGGTCATCATACATGATTGCTGATACAGTTGTATATTCTTTTCCTTTTGGAGTCTTTGACTTAGCAAGTTCGATGATAAGGTCACGACCACTTTCAGCGTCAGTGATATCACCTTTGTTTCTCCAAATCGGAATAATTTTGTCGAGGATACCCTCGTTCTTGTAATTGTGTTTGAAACGCCAGAACTTTGGTCCGTCCTGCTCGTTATCACGGTCGATAACTTTCACGATGTAGAACTTACGTGATTTGTACTGTTTAGCAAGTTCCTTGTCGGAATCTTTACCTGTACTCATCAATTCTTCGTAAACTTCATTAAGTGGTGAACGCTCGTTGTCGTTCTTTCCTGGGTCGTAGAATTTCTGCCACTGACCACCTACTTGGATTTCGTGGTACCAAGCCTCTTTGAATGGTGAGGAACCATCTTGTGTTGGGAGAATTCTTACTCTTCTCTGACCTGATTTCTCTTTATCCCCAAGGATTAAAGCGAAATACTTTTTCATTCTTTCGTCTTGCGACATTTTGGATTGGGCCCCGCCCATCTGATTTTTTTCATACTGTGCCAATACGGCGTCTAATACATTACTCATTTTTTAAAGTTTTAAGTGTTTATTAAATATAATTGGGTTTACCCTATTAGTCAAATTAAAAAGGGACTTTTGAAGTCCCTTTATTTTTTATCTTTTAAATTCGTTGTCGTAACTGTCTAACTTTCCTGGTTGGAAAGAGTTTTTGATGTCGTTAACATTTAAATTTGTTACATCATCTGAAGTTAAAACATAATCATTTTTTCCTGTCTTTTCCATATCTTCTTTCTTGTCTTCAAAAAAGTCAGATAACTTTTGATTGAAAGGATATGAATCGTAAGTTCTGAGTTCAAGTTTCTCTTGTGGAGTCTTCTCTCTATACTTCTCAATTTTCATTTCAAGTGAGTTCAACTTGTTCATTAAAGAATCCATATCTTTTAATTTAGATTCCAAATTATTAAGTTGACTAAATAAGTTGTTGAAATACTCCTCTTGCTTTGTCTCAATATTTTTTTGAGAGTCAACAAGTTCTGTTACGTCAAGCTCTTCTTTACCTGACTCTCCTCCACCTTCTTCTTCAGACTTACCCTCGTCGTCGATTTTTTCAACATCGGGGTCGTTTTCTACATCAATAGGTTG